TAAACGAGTACGATCAACGTGTGATCTATCGCATCCAAGTCTTGTTAAAGATTGGTGTCTTGCCAGTCAGCAAGAACAAAGCAAAACAAATTGCAGCAATGCTAAATGCCTAAGTATCTCTACAACATCGGGATAGGGTTGTCAGTCACACTGAACGCAATACTTGGCGGTCAACCCTTCCAGACATTCAGTGCAAGAAACTACGTCTGGTACCTGAATGACAAGAGAAACCTTGTCTGGTTAATAGACAAAGCACTAGGTAAGGATCACTGTTGGCAATGTTTTAAGAACTGGAAGTATGGATATGACATATGATAATGAACTATGGGGTAGAACCTTGAAAGACTTCTTGCTTGCCATGTTCAACTATGATATGGTCTGGAAGCCAACTAAAGAAAATGAAGAGGTACCATTCTAATGCAAGCACCATATAGAAACCACTGGTTCCAAATGGGATATGACAAGATCATTGACGATATGGAAAATGTAGATGATCTGTACACGGATAATATTAATAGTTATATTGACCCTGCGCAGAGCACAGCCCTATTATACGAAGAAAATCAGGATTGTCAAGATGGAAAATGAAAAAGTTTTCAAGACTAAACAGGAAGCATACGAACAGGGTGCAAAGGATATCTACTATGGCAGACCATCAGACGTAAAAAACTGCTTGACAGCAGAGCAAATGGATGCATACTGGAATGGCTACGCAGCAGAACCGTATGGAAGGAAAGACTATGGATACGATGAAGAGTGACAGTGTCTTTGTCAAACATGAACCCTGCCCTGAGTGTGGATCGAAGAACAATCTAGCACGGTATTCAGATGGTCATGGGTACTGTTTCGGCTGTGAATACTGGGAATCAGGAGAAGACGAAGTGGAACGTGCATACAACAAGGCCGAAGTGGTCACACTAGAAAAGATGACAGCTATCTACCGTGGTATGCGTGGCATCACATCAGACACAATGAAGTTCTTCGGGTGCTACACCTACCTGAACAGCAAAGGTGAGGAACAGTATCAGGATTATGTCTATCCATCAGGCGGGGTGAAGTCCCGACTATTCCCGAAAGACTTCCGTGCCAAGGATGGCTTCAAGTCAGACGAACTATTCGGTATGAACCTATGGAACGCAGGGACATCCAAGACTGTGACCATCACAGAGGGTGAGTTGGATGCTATGTCTGTCTATCAGATGATGCACAACCCCAAGTACCCGAACCCTGTAGTGTCTCTACCTTCAGCTAAACCATCACGCAAGCTGTGGGAAAACGTACACGACTGGCTGTCATCCTTTGACAAGATCGTATTGTCAATCGACAATGACGAGGCAGGTAACGCAGTTGCCCACAAGATCGCCAAGATGTACCCGAACAAAGTCTATCGTGTACCACACGACAAGTACAAGGACGCTAACGAGTTCCTACAGGCGGGTGCCACCCAAGACTTCAAGGCTGCTTGGTTCAATGCTAAGAAGTACACACCAGAGAATGTGATCAACACAACTGAACAGTTCCTTGGCATGTACAACAAGGCAGATGATCATGTCTATGTTGAGACAGGACTGGCAGAGTTTGACGAGATGTGTCTAGGCTTGATGCAGGGACACTTCACCCTGTTCAAGGCACAGACAGGTATCGGCAAGACAGAGTTCATGCGCTACCTAGAGTACCGTATCCTGAGTCATTACCCTGATATCAAGATAGCCATATGGCACATGGAAGAAACTAAACTACGGTCACTGCTAGGGTTGGTGTCATACCGCCTGAACGATAACCTGACACGCAAGGACTTGATCGAAGACAAACGTGCAGACGTTTTTGTACAGGCTGCTATCGAAGAGTTGACTAAAGACGAGAGACTATACCAATTTTATTTGAATGATGAGGATGATCCTCTTGACTTATTGTCACAAATCAGGTATCTATCTCAAGCCTGTGGTGTACAGTACGTGTTCTTCGAACCGATACAGGACATCAGTGCAGGTGTAGCGGCAGAAGAAAGTAAGGAACAGTTCCTAGCTGATCTGTCAGTAAGGCTGTCCAAGTTGGCAGCAGAACTAGGAGTGGGTATCGTGACCATTGGACACACAAACGATGATGGTGCTGTGAAGTACTGCCGCATGATCGAACAACGTGCGTCTGTTGTCGTTGACCTGAAGCGTGATAAGCTATCTGAGGATGCTGATGAACGCAACACGACTAAGCTCTTGGTCACAAAGAACCGTCCAGTAGGACCGACAGGTTATGCAGGACAACTGAAGTTCAACCCATCCACCTTTACATTAAGCGAGAAACCAGATGACTTTTGATTACATGGCGACAGCCGCAGGGGTGTTGTATTGCCTAGGTATCTACCTGCACTACATTCATGTCTCTACTATCTTTCATATGCTAGACCGAAAGGATGATATGAATGTCAATCGTGCTATTGCACACAGTACTCTATGGCCTTGGACTGTAATCCAGTTTATGTGGCACGATATATTCGTAACGGATGATGAAGAGGTGTAGTAAGTGTGGTGAGGTTAAACCTTATGAGATGTTTTATAGACAGAGAGCTAGAAAGGATGGTCATAGACCCGATTGTAAGGCTTGTAGACAGGTACTGGAAAAAGCTTACAACGAAGCTAACAAAGAGAAGATAAGTGAGTATAATAAAGCTTACAGAGAGGCTAACAAAGAGAAGATAAAGGAGATTAAGAAATCTTACCAAGAAAATAACAAGGAGAAGATAAGTGAGATTACTAAAGCTTACTATCAAAATAACAAAGAAAAATCTGCGGAGCTAAGTTCAAGAAGAAGAGCACTTAAACGTAAAGCAATACCTAGGTTTCTTAAAAAATGTGATGTAGAAAGACAAAGGTTAAAAAAAATATTCAAACTACGTGAAGTAATCTCTCTAGCAACTGGCATTGAACATCACGTGGACCACATGTGGCCTATCTCTGATGGCGGTCCTCACTGGTCAGGAAACTTACAGATCATAACTGCAAAAGAAAACTTGACTAAAGGTTCTTCTGTCTGTAAGGTAACCAAGAAGAACATCAAAGACAGTCTAAGGATTGCAAGGAAAGAATATGAAAACAGTAGCAATGGACATTGAAACAGAGAGCCTAACACCACAACACATCTGGGTTATCTGTGCTGAGGATGTCGATACAGGGGAACGTGAACAGTTCCTAAACGTAACCAGTATACCAGAAGAAAGGGATCGCTTTGTTGAGTACTGCAATAATTGTAGCAGTTTTGTTTTTCATAATGGTCTTGGCTTTGATGTACCAGTGATCAACAGGCTTTTGGGTCAGACAATACCAGAACAGAAAGTCATTGACACCTTGGTTGTCTCTCGTCTGGTGGACTACACCCTAGATGGTGCAGGTCACAGCCTCAAGGCTTGGGGTAAACGACTAGGTGATTTCAAGATAGGGTTCACAGACTTCTCTAAACTCTCAGACGAGATGATAGAGTACTGTCAACAGGACGTAACCGTTACCGTCAAGGTATATCAACACTTTAAGAAAGTCATAGAAGACCCTGAATGGCAAGAGTCTTTACGTTGTGAACATGACATACAAATCCTGTGTGAACAGATGCACGACAACGGATTCTACTTCGATCAGGATAAAGCAGAGGAGTTACTCGGTGAAATACAAACAAGAATGGAAGACCTTGAACAGGGTCTTCAAGAAGACTTCCCGCCTAAACTTACAGAGGTCAATCGTATCAAGTACAGACGGAAAGCCGATGGTAGTTTATTCTCTAGTGTCACCAAAGCACAAGAGAAATATTTTGCAACGGCACTCGACAAATCAGTTGACCCAAACGAATTAGTGTGCTATGAGTACATCCCATTCAATCCTGCCTCACCCAAGCAACGCATCGAAAGACTGTGGGAAGCTGGGTGGGAGCCGTTCGAGAAAACGAAAGGACACATTGAGTATGACAGAGAACAAGCAAGATCGTGGGGCTAAGTTTGCCAAGTACGGATGGACACTATCCGAGGCAAACCTTAGCACACTGCCTGAGACAGCACCTACAGGCGGCAAACGTCTAGCCGAGTGGTTGACCCTTGAAGGACGCCGATCCTCACTGGTGGAGTGGCTAGGCCACTGTGGTGACGATTCACGTATTCACGGTAGCTTTGCACACATCGGTGCATGGACAGGACGTATGTCACACCGCAACCCTAATCAGGCTAACATCCCTGCTGAGTTCCACGGTGAACCGAAGACAGAAGTGGAGAAGGTTAAGGCTAAATATGACGGACAGTTCCGTGCCTTGTGGTGTGTCCCTACGTTCTCTTACCTAGTAGGTACAGATGCTGAGGGTATCCAGTTGCGTGTACTTGCACACCTGATGCGGTCAGAGGAATACGTCCATGCTATTGTGTCAGGTAAGAAGGAAGACGAAACTGACATCCACAACCTGAACCGTAAGGCTCTAGGGATGTCACACATCACACGGGACATGGCTAAGACATTCATCTATGCTTTCCTACTTGGTGCTGGCAATGCTAAGATAGCACAGATACTCAAGGTGAACCAGAGAGAAGCAGGTCAGGCTGTTGAGAACTTCATGGAATCTATCCAAGGTCTGTCTAAACTAAAGAAGCAACGCATACCTGAGATTGCTAGTCGTGGTTGGTTCAAAGGATTGGACGGACGTAAGGTCAAGGTACCCAATGCACACAAGACACTGGCAGGTATGCTACAGAATGGTGAGTCTGTCATCATGAAACATGCTGCATTACAGTGGGTACACCGTGCGAAGAGACAGTGGATCGACTTCAAGCTAGTGACTTGGCCTCACGATGAATGGCAGACAGAGGTGACAGGTACGATGCGTGATGCTGAACTCTTGGGTGAGATACAACGTCAGGCAATCGTAGACACTGGTAAGAACTTCAACATGATCTGCCCACTTGCAGGTTCAACTGACATCGGTAAGAACTGGAGAGATACACACTAATGATATGGATTATTTCTTTATTCCCTGTCATTTTTTGCTTGACAATTAACCTAATAGTTGCTATATGCAACTTAGAAGCAGCCAAGAAAGGAGACTACCATTGGCTAAATACAAAGAAGTAACTACTACAGGCCCAATCGAGTGGGCTAAAATCTTCGAG